GTTGTGGCACCAGCAGCAAGGTTCTGAGTGGAATAGCCATTAACTACTGCTGTACCAGTAGCCCCGGTTGTTAAGATGCGTACAGTACAAGTATAAGTACCATTGTAAGCAGCGCTAGTACCAGTTGCCGTATCCAACATATTGCAAAGAGGAGTAGGGACAGATGCAGTATTCGTTCCATTTGCATCCCAAGCCACAATAATACGTGTTGAAGAGTCACCACCATCAGTATAAGTCCATTTACCAGAGATTCGAAATTCAGCACCAATGTAATTAAAACAATTGGCAGGGATGGTCCAACTGGCAATAGGATTGGGGACTGTAGTGGCAGAAGAACCATTAATACCGCCAGCAGCGTTCTGTTGAACTATATTTAGCGAAGAAGATCCACATGCACCTGTACGTGAACCAGGAGCATAAGTGTAACTTACAGATGAATTGGTAAAGGTATGTTGACCAGTCAATGTATTTGCTGTGGTTGCAAGAACAGTGGCAAGTTCAGCAGTATTTACTGGATAAGTGGTAATTTGAGCGCCACCAGTTGTAAATAAACCACCAGCACCATAAGTAGATCCAGATTGTCCATACGTTGTATTGGCAACAGCACAGGCAGGAGTAATTGTTTCTAGTTTCGTCATTGTGCAGACAGTAGAAGTAACTGGAATTTGATAGGCAAGAATGTAAGTGCCGCCAGATAGTGATAAGTAAGGGACAGCACCAACAGCACCAGTAGATGCAGCAGGAATACCAAGATCAATTGCCTTAGATGCTACAGATGTCCAAGATGTAGTTGCAGAGCATGGACCTTCATTACCAAAGATATCTACATATGCCCAGCAAGCATAAACAGTAGATCCCCATGATGCCGATCCAGCAACAGTAGCGTCGGAACACATTTGATGAGTGGCATCGCAAGCAGCTTGACCAGCAATATTAATTGCAGGAAGAGTAGGAGCAGCAAGAGCAGCGCCAGTGGGAGTTGGATTCCAGTTACGTGCAACTCCTAGACGGGTATCTACAACAGATGTAAATGGCCATGGAACTGCTGTATTAATTAAAGTGCTAGTCCCTCCCATTTGTGCCCATGCGGTATCAACCAAAGCCTGACCGCCACCAAGAGTGTAAGCATAATTAAGGGCAGTTTGAAGTCCATAGGTTCCATCTACCACTACGGCAGATTGACCGTGAGTGTTAGTGAATGTACCAGTGAAATAAACACAAGTTGTAACGCCACCAACGCCAAGATTACCAGCAGGACAAGTGGATACAGAGACAGATGTAGGAGTGACAGTCTCAGCAGCACCTTGACCCCAATCGAATATCATTGGAGTGAGGGTGTTGAATACAGTTTGTAGGGGAACAACGGTACCATCGGCAACGGTTACTCCTCCAGTGCCACCACTTGTACCTGTAAATATTACAGTCTGCGATCCAGATGTGGAAGTATTGCCACTAATTACCCTGCCAGTCCAAAAGAAAGCAGGGGCATAGAACATTCCACCAGGACGAGACAAAATGGATGGATTACCAGCGGCTCCAGGAAAATTCTGACCTTTAACTCCAAGGCTAATTGCTCCTACTGCAAGAATGACAGATAATGCGATTCCTAAGAACTTTTTCATTATAGTCTCCATTAATTTAATTTAACTGAGCCTTTTATTGTAATTATAATTGCAATTACAATTAACCAAACTCTTCCTCTTCCATTGGCGGCATACCATTTTCACCTACAGGTTGACCACCATTACCAATGTTCTGATGGATATGTTGGGCAATTCCCTCGGCGTCACCGGGAGCATGTTCGTGCTGTTCATGTCTACCATCGTCATGCATGATGTGAACAGTATGGCCCCTGGAATGACTATGGACGTGAATATGGGGAGGACGATGCTGACCGGACTTGTCGGCAACATCACCAGAACCATGAGGGGGATGACCAGCGGAATGTTCTCCACCTCCCATATGCGATTGCCTTTGTTTGTTCATTGAATAACCATCAAATGCCATCATTCCTCCTAATCACGTTCCCACCGTTTACACCAATCACCTGGACGTATCGGATTCATCACAGTCTCGCAACGAGGTATATGAGCGTTAATGAAATGAGCGCAATTACCACAATGATTGCGTCCTTTAGCTGGGTGCTCATAGTTAACCACTGAATGTTTACTTTTCTCATCGTCAGGCAATTCTTTTTGCCGTAATGCACGTTCAATAGCGGCCTTAGCCATTACTATTTATTCCTAATTGTAATTATAATTGTAATTAAATTCATTTATCATTTATTCCTAAGCCCATCAGTTTTCTCTAACACTGCCTGACGTTGATGCCAAGATAGTCCTGCCAATGGGTTCCTGGGACGGCGCAACACTTTTACATTAGATCGTTCTGTGACAGGAACATCGGCTAAGGTTCTAGTCACTTTACCGGAATCGTCATATTCAATGGCAAACTGACGTTCTACATCACGTAATCTATCCTCTAGCAATTGTATTTGTTTCAATAGCTGTACAATTGCATCGTTATGTTCTTCACGAAGAATAAATGGTAATTTCATCCAAGCCTACTTATCTTCGCTGTCATACCCACGGCATTTGCACCAACTGTCCTTTGTAGACGAACGAATCGTCCTCCAGTTGGCGACAAATCAGAACGGGAAAACTGGGCCGTTGCCGATGCAATTGTATAGGCAGAGTTAGTGGGAGTAATGTAGAATAAATCAGCATCGGTATCGGCTTCTTGGACAGCCACAGACTCACCAGATCCAGGAGCACCATTATAATGTAATTCAATTGAAATAGATGGTGCTGGGGATGCTTCGTTACCTGCCTGGATATTTACCGCCGTACTAGACAACACAGCATTGGCCACGACACTGGTGGTTTCAAAAGTTACATTGGTATCGTTAACAGGTTCCTGAGTAAAATTGGAGGCATGGGCACCAAATAGATATTCCATGTCACCTTTATTCAAATGTTTAGTCTTGTTATTGCTTACCCAAGTATATGAACCTTGAGGATTAGGATATAATGGCATTTACGCTCCTACTCTTTCAGATGGTCTGTGTATTCTGCCCAATCCCCCACGTCGCCTTCCCCTTAATATCCGTTCCTGTGCCGTGGCTCTACGGGACAAACAAGCAATAGTGTTGATGTCCATATCTTCCACTTTCTGACCGCGGTCCTTGGCATAGGCAATCACTTTTTCATGGGCAGACTCAGCGATAGGCTTGACACCCTCACGTTGACGGGACTTATAACCATATCTAGCCGAATCCCAAGCATCATCACCATCAAATTTGACAATTTCCTCGGGATCATCCTCGTCTGTCGTAATCATAGGGATTGTTTCGATCAGACCTTTACAAGAGGGATCAATCTCCAATTCATTAGCTTTAAATCCCTCATACATAGCCTGGGCACCATGTTTGCGATTGTTATCTGCTTCTGTTGGATATGGCATTCCATTCTCTTGGAATATCTCCCCCATTTGGGCAGCAAATGAATCTTGTTCGGATCTACGTTGGAAGGCATCGGGAGACAGGTAAATAGCATCAATCAATTTACGTTCATCCCTGTCCATAGCATCGACAATTTCCTGGGCCTGGGCACGAGCAGAATGATGATTTGACATTCGCTCACGGTAAATTTTAGTGACGATACCAGCGCGGGCAAACCAATGGCAAGAACAAGGGTGTTGAAATCCCCAGTCAATTCCAAGCCAACGAGGATGCCAAGAGCGATCAGGTTGACATGGCTTTATATAGGGATGTAGTTGACCAGGGTTATAAGCCGGGAAAATATCGTAGAATTGACCAGCAAATTCATCCCAATTGCCTAATAGCCATCCAGTTCTAAGGCGATGGGGAAGGTTATCGAGTTCATGGCCCCTCTGAGTGTTCTTAATGAAAAAATCAAATCGCTCCTGGTCAATCATGCCATTCTTAAACTTGACATGGCCATAAGTGCAATTTCCACCAAAATCAATTACTTTACGCCCACGTTCATTAATACAGCCATAGTAATCGCAGGCATCAAGTCCTTTCTCTATAAGGGAAGTACGGCACCATTCAATGTTATCCCAAGCATACATCGGCATGAACGCATAATCAGCAGCCCTTTCCCGGCCATAATAATCCTTCTTATACATCAGTCGTCTGATATAGGTATGGCCAGGACCACCAGGATTCATAGCCCATAAAGTCTTACATAATTTGTCGGGTATATCCTTGCCATTGACTTTGCCAGTCCAGCGTCTTGTTTCATTTAACTTGACTAGCTCCATTTCTGTCAATCGCGTGGCTTCATCGACAAAAACATCCATATATTCCTTGCCCTGAAAATCGTCAATGTCGCCAGGATGTTCAGCCACGGCAAACACAATACGTGACGGAGGCTTGGTTGGCAGATACAGCGTTTTCTCTGACGCTCGCCACCAGTCCCGCATAAATGGCCATGATTTAAAGTAGCCGCCCTCAAGGTGGGTATCGCGCAGTTGATTCCATTTGCGCCTAAATATCATTCCAGTCGTGCCAGGATATTTCAATCGCCGGATCAACATAGCGGATCGCATTAAGTGTGATTTGGTCGAACCTTTACTTCCGCCAATGCCAATAATTGACGGTCCAAATGCATCGTCTATCATTTCCAGCACAAGACGTTGTTTGGGCTGTAACTTGATGTTCAGGTCTATGTTGGAAGCCATTAAATTTTAATCCACTGGTTCTCAAATGCCCTTATTTCGGCATCGCTTGGAATAATCAATCTCTTTTGCTTCCCAGGCATCAATTTGGCATCTAAATCAGCATTGAAAATTATTTTCCCCATTCGATGCTCTCTAAATCCAAATTCCTTCCAATATTTTGTCTCGTCAAATGATTGCGATTTTACAAGTGCCCCGCGCACATTTTTAAGAAATTTAATTTCCATTGATTCCAATTTTCTAATTGCATTGGCATCGAATAATTTAATTTTACTTGGAATTGAATATACTTTAAATGGAAATTCTTTTACCATCGCTGTGGCAGCGATTCCACTTATTAATGTTTGCAGGAATTGCCTTCTATTTACCATTGTAATTACTATTATAATTACAATTGCAATTATTATTTATTTACCATTGTAATTGCAATTATAATTACATTGAATAATGATTACTTTTCCATGCAACACTTTTCAATCCCAATTTTATTCAATTTTATGGTGAGGGTGAATGGGACCCACCGCCCCCGGCTCTTTCTATTAGCGCCTGCCATACCCCTACCCTTCCCGGTCGATTACTATAGACACATAATAACTAATATGTTTACATATATGATTACATTACACTTACAATCACTCATCCTTAGTATTGACCACATTTGATATGGTTACTGTCAGATGTCCCGCGCCATCGCCCGAATCTGGCGTCAAGTGGCCGTGCAATCGGAGCGCTAGTTTGATCGCGTCCATTTGGATCGGATGATCGTCCACTTCCATCACATCAGTAAACTCACCATTCCATGATGCCGCTATGATCTTCGAAGCCTTACGTTTAGAGTTTAATTGCGTTAGTAGATCTCGCGTTGACATCCCGATAGCATCCATGAGTTCCGGTAAACTCTCTCTCATTTTCTGCAGCGCTAGAGTTCCAGCACGTTCCGGGTGAGCGTACCCCGCAATTCTCGCTGATTCCGTAACTCCATTTCCGCTTATTAGAGACGCTAGGAGGACTTTCCTACGAGGTTTAAGGGTAGATGCCATACCCTCAAGGGATCGTTCGCCTACGGCCTTCCTATCGCTTTCCATGGCCATTCTAGGAATGATGTCTACTCTAACTTCACTGTTTTTGTCAACACCGATATTGGTACCAGTTCTATTCAACATCATGTTCCCTAGAAAAGTAAAAGCCCACCTAATTCAATTGTAATTACAATTAGGATCATAAAAGTAAAAGCCCGCCATGGACTTCGACGGGCCTTCACTCCTAATTGAATTGTAATTGCAATTACGACTATTCGATTATCGTAAAATATCCCACATTATTACCATTGATATCAAACAACGAACGGTCCAGACCTATTAGAAACTCTCTTGGTTCGTTGTTAACTGAACCAGCTACAAACTGCAGTATCCTAGCTAATTCATGTCCGGGATTTAATTTAAACGCATCGCTTTTCATGTCAATATAAATCTTCATCATCATGTTAATTAACCTCCACTGGTGGATAGGCGAGCAATGAATCCAACATGATAGCCACCTTTAATTGACTATCAACGTCTGGATCGTTATATGTTTCTAATGCACGTGTTGCTTCTTGCTCATCAATTACTCCCATTTCTCTGGCGATATCCCATGCTTGCTTTTCCTCTGCCCGCACGGCATCCCCAGGTTTTTCGGTCCAGCGATTACCTTGTGATTTGCTACGGGGATCATTCATCGTTGTCTTTGTCCCTGCTAGGAATCCCACAATGTGCCCTAGTTCATGTGCCAAATTGGTCCTAATTGCCATTGGAATGTCACTGCCAATTTGACCGTCTGACGTTTGGACAATTACCTGAAATTTATCCGCCGGAAATGATTCCTTCGTTTTCTCGTTAATTGCTGTACCACTGTCAGTATGGCTACTGGACGAGGAACCGTGCTTGTCTGTGTCGATTATTACCTCGATTAACGCTACCCTTTTCATTGTTTTGTCTCCTCTGTGATTTGAATTGACGGCCTTGTGATGAGCACGTCCACCTGCCCACTATTGCTAATGGACAGGGAGAATGTTCATAAATTGTCGGCAAATGTATCGGCCAATGCATACCCCATTGCTTCTGCGATGCGCTGAACCGCTAATGACCATGGCACTAGCTCTCCTGTCCATAATGCCACAGTGAACACTGCAGCTAATGCAATGGAAATGATGGTTGCTCGAATGGCGAATCCCTTCACTCGCCGCATACACCGTTTGGCACACCTAATTGCTCTGGACATGGGATTGCTCCTGTAATGGTTGTTCGTGGCGTTCTGATAGCCAAATAGCCTTGATCTTTGCGCCATTGGAACCGAGGATAGTGCATTCAACGCACATTACCTCAATTCCATCGGCCTTAATGATCCTGGCTAATTCATGGCACGCGGTGATTACTATGTGCTCACAACTAACGGCATCCCATTCGGGAGCCAGATGGCCGAAACGGGAATCGAAATAGGATTGGATTCGCTCATTGTTGATGAGGTAGCCTTCTGGGGACAACCGATTGGCGTTCGCTTCGATTCGTACCCAGTAGGGATAGGTCCGCGTGTTCATTGCGGCGCATTTGTGTTGATTGGGTCGCATGGTAGTCGCGTGAATCTTGCCTTCCCTTGTTAGTTCAACGCGCACCGTGAATCTCCCCGATGTCGATTAGGTGTGCGGCCATTCGTCCGTAGCTGCCCTGCAGTTGCCATGCTAGGCCAGTGTCTACTAATTGCTGGAATAGCTCATTCGTTTCTTCCTGATTCAATTCCCCTTGCTCGTACGCTGATATCGCATCTACAAGGTGGAATTGTCCTTTCCTGATCTTTGGCTTCATAGTTACTGTCTCCTCTGTGATCGAATTGGGATTGTGAGTCCCGGAATTGGCCCTCACTGGGAGGACCGCATCCTAGAATCACAACGTGTAGAACCATTCGAATGCTCTGGCAATGACGAGGTAAATGTAATACAAGATTACTCTCCTTCCGTTTGATCTGTGTCAATGTAATCCATGTCATCCTCAGGTCTAGCCTCTGGATCATAATCGTAATAATCATCCTGATATCCTGGCGCATTGGTGGGGATTTGTACTGGACTCCACGGTTCCGGTACATTGTCGGTGACTCTTTCCAGTGTGTCTCTGGAATCGAATTCCATGTGCAAGCCATTATCCCAGGCTTCAAGGTAGGCTTTCGCAAAGAGAGCGCGAACGTAATCCTTGCCAGCTTGTGACAGTGGCTCGATTCCATCCGCCGTAAACATCAGATCGCTATTCATTGTGATTTTCTCCTCTATGAATTGAATTGGAATGACTAAGCATTCCCCCTACCCCTCAATGAAGGGTAGAGGCAATCCTTACTCGCAAATAGTCGGGTCTTCGCAATCAAAGCCTTCCGCATCCCTTGATTCCACTTGGGTCAACGGAACATCCAATGTGCTGGGGGATTCCGGTAGCGTCACGGTGCCATCGGATTCGACACCAATGGGAAAGTGAGGAACCACCTTGACCTTACGTGGCGCCCTGAATCCGATTTTGCGAACCTTAACCTTGCGGGAACCATCGGCCATTCTCTTTGCTTTTGCCATTGCGTTTTCTCCTCTGTGTGTCGGGATTCGTTCCCCAACACTTCTAGATATCATGCCAAGAAACGAGTGTCAAGAGAAAAGTGTCAAGTGTTAACTAATTCATAAATAGAAATTTTACTTGATACTTTTACTATATAAATTTTACTTGACACTTTTTGTCAGTTAGTATACCCTTGACTTGCAACACTCCTCTGTGACTGGAACCGGGAATGCGCCAGTGTGGGTATTCCCGGTATCCCAGCAATGTCAGAGTCCTAAGAAAGGAAATGAAATGCCAATAACACGTAGTTCCAAGTACCTCCCGTCCGATGGTTCCAAACCCGATAAAGCCAAATTCTTTTGCCAGACCTGTAAAATGTGGTTTGCTTCTCATTGCGGTAGGACAGGCCATTTAAAAAATAATCCCGATCATGTCGTTGAATCATTTGCCACTCATCGCACATGGACGGGTAAACCACAGCGTAATAATAGTATCAGCGCATCTACCTCAACCGATAACGATATCAGCGCATCTTTATTTGATTACATTGTAGATAAGGTACAAGCTAAAATTAATCAGGAAATAAGAACAATTTGTGAGTCGATCAAATTAAATAGAGTTCAATCTCAATCGAAAGGAATGTCACGTAAAAGTAAGGTTTACGTGGCGAGATAATTATGGCAAGTAAATTGAAACAATTTCCAATGGCATTAGCAATTGTAAGGAAATACTTTACCAAAGTGGAGGAGGTGCGGGAAGCTACTGAACCAATTGAAATTGAAGTCACGGCACAAGACTCTAATTCCGCTGCTGTCCGTAATCACGAATCCTGTGCTATGGCTGTGGCCTGTAAACGTACTACAAAAGCAGATGGTGTGATTGTATCTATGCAAGTGGCTTACATTATTAAAGGTAAAGTAGCTACAAGGTATCAATTACCTGAATCAGTATCAAGGGAAATAGTTAGCTTTGACAGGGAAGCTGGATTCGCTCCTGGTCATTACCGATTAATCGTTGCCCCACCAACTGAAAGGCTAGAGAATTTGAAGTACAAGAAAAGTGGGACTAATAAAACAACGGGTAAGCCAATACGACATTTTCATCGTACTACTGGCATCCGTACTGTGCTTGGAAGGGAGGAATAATGGATATAGATGAAAGAATGCAGGTATGGGAAAGAATATGTAAAGAACCATTGTTTCAATTTCTAAAACATGATCCAGTTGGACGAACAATTATGTGTTTGTTTGCCAATGGACAAATTAGCCACGGTAAAGCAGCCGAAGCTATCACTGAAAAGTTCTGTCTTAACATTGAACCGTTATTGCCAGAATGGAAAGGATACAAGGAATAATTATGTCTGTTAATGTCAAGATCCCCAAAACTCTACCCAAACCATTCCGTTCAAAGTTAATTGTCGGCACAACTGAATGGAAATTAATATGCCAGCGCATTGACTCTGGTAGCAGTCCACTTGAATTTGAATTGCCATTGTCAATGCCTAACATTGAACATCCTTGTACTTCCTTTACTGCGGCATTGCAAAGGAAATATAGGAAATCACATCATGTTTATGCTCGCAAGGGTATAATCTATGTGGTGAAATTGTGAGTCCATTGCAATTGCCAGCGCATCTAATTCAATTGTAATTGTAATTATGATTAGGAGGGGATTATGCATTATCATTATCACATTTGGTATAAAGTGCCAGCGGGATACAAAGTCCCTGACTCTGTACCATTCACATCTAAGGAAGCGGCATTAACAATGATTAATGAATTGAATTGGTCTAAGGATGAAGAGCCGGAAGTTAGAAAAGTAAAAGCGCCGTGGTGTCTAGCACATTAACAATCAAGAGGGAATTATGTCGAAGAAACATTTCATTGCCTTGGCAGATGCAATAAGAGAGAATAATCGTATTGAAGGTCCCGGAACATTAAGGGGCATCTTCAATCAAGAGCAATTAGAAGTCCTGGCTAATTTCTGCCAATCGCAGAATCCTCACTTTAACCGTTCACGATGGTTAGGGTATATTGCTGGTGAATGCGGATCAAATGGAGGTGTAGTCAAGTGAAAATTAATTTAAATGCCGAGGCAGAGAAATCCCGTCGTATTGACAAGCAATTGTCTAACCTGCAAGAGTACCGGGAAGGTCTATTTGATCTTGCCGTTACTCTTGCTAAGGTTAGACGTGGGGATCTAGATGTGGATATAAAAGTAAAGGAGGAGTGATGCCTGAATATTCACCTTGGTGTGGACGGTGCCAGTCATGGCATTATGGTAATTGCCAGGGCATAGAATTGCCATTCAAATGGATTGCAATTTGGTTTATCATTGGGATGGCATTTGGAGCACTTTGGGATGGCTGGGCTAAGGTTCTATGGAAACTATTGACAAGCTAGTTCTATGGAACATTGAGGTGCATACAAGTACACCAAGACAGAGACTCCGCATACAAAACACTAAAATATATATATATATATATATATAGTATATAATTGATGGTAAAGGGGCTTACGTGTGGTATTGGTATATCTGTATGCACCTAAATCAATCAAAATTGACTTCCGCCCAGAGTGCCGAAAAGTCCTTAGTGTAGGAAACCATCCGTTCCCCATCCATAGTTGAACCTAAGGTAAGGACATTTAAAGCCTCCAATTCATCTGTATGCCAAGCGACAGCATTTCTATGTAATTCACTTATCTCTCTAAGTTCCCTAGAGGAGATAGTCATATCGCTTGGCATATTTTGAATGATGGCGAGACGGGCCGCTGGGATCGTGTCAAGAGCCGAGCGCATTGCTATTCTAATATCTTCATCGTTAACTCGTTCTCTTGAAAATATAGCGGCATGGTGACAGGCTAAGGTAGCCAATCCTTTAGCTAATCGTGTCGGTTCTTCTGCTTGAGGAACATCTATAATTGGACGGCCTGAGCCACTATCTCTAATTACATTGCGCCTTAAATTTGCTATCATTGTAGCAGCAGCATCAATTCTTGTCCCTTGCTCAAACGATAATTCACCAGGGTATTGGCTGGCAGACTCAAACACATCAATTGTCATAGCTCGCATTAATGCTCCCACTTGCTTTTCATGTCCTAATTGCGCCCTAGCCATTCTAGCTGCCTCTGTAGGTCTTTTGGTATTATGCCAGCGTACTTGTCCAAACCGTTCCCCTAAATCCCTATGGATAGCCCACGAACGCTCAATAGCAGGAGTTACTGCTGCTATTACTGTTGCCTTACCTTCCCACTTATTATTGGCTTCGGCTGTCCTATAGCTTATCTGTCCGTCATAAACTTCCCTTAATATGGCAACAATTTCTTTTTGGGCATCTTCACGCTTACTTATAATTGTCGTGAAATCCTTAAATGCCAATATAATTGACTTCTTATTTAATAATGTATACTCTGATTTTTGGGATTTACCTGCAATAAAACTACGGGGAGTTAAGTCAGAAGCAATTTGAACGTCTGGCAATCCACTAATACAATTTATGGCTATTGATGTTTTCCCAGATCCGGCTGGACCATTTACAAACAACCATACTGGATCGCCTTCTGAGTAATGGGCATGGACGGCGGCAAATACAACCCTCAAGGCTTCGAGGTCAGGATGATAAAAATGCTTGATAATGTGCTCAGCAAGGACATTATATAAAACTTGACTAGCAACAGGATCAGACACACATCCTCCCCGAGTACGCAGGTAAGGGCACCCCGAGGAGAATGCCCCTACCCAACGCCATGCCGAACCTTTTTGACGATTCTGGCAACTCCCCGGCCAGGGAGCTTGGGATATATACACGATTTCCTGTACCTTGTCAATGAAAAGTCATTAAATATCTATCATTTATGTACAATTTGTGTGCAATTGATTACTATGGAAAGAGGAAGTCAAGGGAGGCTATGGCTGGTGTGGTTTCCATGCCTCCCAAGGGGTCGTACCTATCCAGCCATCACCATTGCTCAGGAGGAACAGGAGGGTGATGGCGTCCGCGTAAGGGGTACGGACATGCCAGAAACATTACCACAATTTTCCATTCCTGTCCAGAAAAATTAAAGTTCTATGGAAATAGTTCTTGACAACATAGGGGAGTTGATGTAGAGTGACGGGCGACTCAGGAGAAACAAACAATAAGAGCATGAAAGCAAGAAGCGATAGGGCCAAGGGCAATATGCGCCAATCCCGGAAGCGACTTCAATATGAAGCCAGCCTAGCCCGGAGGTGGATGCTACGGCATCACCCGGCAGATATGACTCGTATTCAGGAAGCTGCTAGGAAACGCTATCCCTTGGCCCTTCGTTAAATTTAAGGGGGAATGATGGCGAAAGGAAAGTTATTTGAATATGCTATTCTTTGGCATCCAAAGCAAACTGAAAGCCAGAGATTTTGCGGGGAAGTACCGAAGTCTGAAATTGTGATTGAACCTAAATTAATAATCTCTACTGGACTGGATCAGGTTTCCATTTTAGCCAGCAGAGCAATTCCAGACCTACATTTGGATCACTTGGAAGAAATCGAAATAATTGTCCGCCCTTTTTAGCCCCTCTATCAAAGATAGGAAGAATAGATCAAATGGATGGGGCTAATTTTGGAATGGTTAATGTGGGAAATGAATTGCAAAATGCTGGTCAAACCGTTAGTTACAATGCAGCAAAGGTACGGAAATATTAAATCAAAAGGAGAAACAATGCCAGACAAGAATAAAGGGGCATCACTTAACCCGGAAGATCATGCTGGGGGAGGATCTGTCCCTGACGGCGACTACACAATCGCTGAGAGTTATGCGGGATCGTTTGACTATAATGGGCAAGTGCCGGAAGGCGTACCCGCCATTATCGTCCTGTATAAGTCAGATGATGGGCAATCCTATGAACAGCCCTATAAAGCTGGGGATAATGAACATTTAGTTCCATCTGAGGATCACGAAAGGTTTGTTCATCCTCGTGGGGAAGAGGCACGCATCTATAAAGGTGGGGCTGCTTCCCAATGGCTTGGATCACTGGCTAAAGTGGGATATAAATTCACTGGAGATAGTGTTAAGCAATTTAAAGGGCTTCGTGTCCACTTAGTAAATACAGCCGCTCCGAAGGGTCGGGGCAATGATGTGAAGGAAGGCAAGACAATTCCACTTGTTGACAAATTGCTCCCAAACCAAAAGGGGAAGGCAGCGGCAGCATCGGCACCAGGACAGTCAACTTCCGCTGTAAGCACCTCATCCCCCGCTCCCAGTGCATCACATGCCGGGGGAAGTGAAGTCAATTTAACGGAACAGGCAATTACCTTGGTTCAACAAGCGCTTGCTGATGCCCCTGACAACACAATCACTCGAATGAGACTTGCAACTAAAGTGATGGTCCTAGCCGCTAAGAATCCCGGTTTGAAACAATTCATGCAGCAAATGAAGAAACTTACTGAGGATGCATCTTGGCTCGTTGAAAATCAAGAGACTGGGGCATGGACTACGGATGGAGAGGAAGTGAAATTGGGTTGATTTGATTTAACTTGACATCAATGGTATAATGATTGTGGTGCTTAGGAGGCACCTTAAATGGAAAACACTGAATTGATTTTGGAAGCACTTCAAGGTAAGTTGGCTTCCGATTTGAAAGCGGTAGAAGCATTGAAAGCGCTAATAAAGTCTCTGGGAGGTAAGGTTACCAGTGATGAGCCAAGTACAGTCCCGGCCAAGCGGGGTAGAAAGCCTGGATCTGGAAAGCGCACTCTCTCTCCTGAACATATCGCCAAGATGCAAGCTGGTAGGCGAACGAAGAAAGGTGGAAATGGAACGGAACCTCAAGAGCAAAATGAAGTGCAAACGGAAGGAGCATCACTGGCACAGGCGGCAGCGGAATAATCACATGAGAATATCGGAACGGGCAGTGTCCATGAAAGGGTTAGTGCTTTCACCGGAACAGGCCGCTGCCCGTACTCCTGGTATTCATGTTTCAAGTGTAATTAGGCATATGTCCAAAGCCATTGGACGGCAAAAGGAAAACGATTTCACAGAAGATGACATGGATATGTTTGCAAGTGTTGGGAGGATGTTTGAAGTTCAATTAACCAAAGCTATGTGCCCACCACCACGATATGAACGTGTGGGTGAAATTGAATGTGACGGGATTATTGGGAGTCCTGATGCAATTGACACGGTTGACTGGTCAATACAAGAATATAAGGCTAATTTTGCATCGGCAACCAAACCAATTGAAAGTAAGATTGAATATTTCTGGCAAATGAAAGCCTATTGCCATATGTTAGGGATGTGTAGGGCCAGTTTATTTGTATTCTATGTGGGAGGGACATGGCGACCACCTACACCGATATTGAAATGCTGGGATATCCTGTTCTCTCCAGGTGAATTACAGGATAATTGGAATATGATTCTAACCAATGCCAAGGAATTGTGATGTCTAAGGAAATGTCATTTCAAATAACATTAAAACAATGGCAATCACTACCATTGTATCTTAGACAGGAATTATTATTGCATTTGCCGAGAGTGTGGTTAGTGTATATTCCGTATGTCAAATGGTTTCCTTGGATTGGTAGGTTTGTGCCACATAATTTTGATCTCAAGTAATACAAAGGAATTATAATGAGTTTACCAGAAGGATTTAAACGAAAAGGATTTAAACGAAAAAGTTCTGTAATTGCGGATAATCCACCAGAAGTAGCAAATATAGTTGAAATTGGCTCTACAAAAGATGGTGACATTGCAATTAATATTGACGGTGGCCTTGTTAAATTATGTAAAGATGGCGATGAATATTCAATTAAATTGTTATATTCAATGCCAAAATTATTGTTCGATGCAATTCAACAATACCTTAAAGTACAATAATGGGTACATTAGGTAAGCGATGGAAATGTGAAGTTAATGCAAAGACAGAGCAATGTTGGCATTATTGTCCTGACTGTCATAGTGATTGGAATCATAAAATTGTAATTGGTAGACGTAGATCAGGATTAGGACCACGGCACAGATGGCGTAAAAGGTGTGGGAGATGCCGTGGGAAGAGTTATAGGAATTCCAGGGGCAAGTCATCGGGCCTGGGCCTGACTGCCAACCTGGATACAGGGACGCTGCCTGCTAATAGGCGTTATGAACCTATTAGTTAGTGTTCATTTCAGAGATGAACTGGACAGCGTCCTTACCATTATAATTGCAATTACAAGTCTCAGGAGGACTTCTAAATGTCAGTTGTCAGTAGTATTAAACCACAATCGTCAAAAGAATTACTAGACTCCGACTTGTACCCTAGCAGGGAATTTATTCTTCTAGGTGGCAAGGATGGTGTTGGTAAATCATCGGCCCTAGTATCCCTCGCATGGTGGGTAGAGCAAAACAAACCTAATGCCACTTTCAATGTAATTGACAGTGAAAACAAATTCAAATCGGCATTACGTTCATTCGGTGGTGACGCTCCTAAGAATATTCAATATTACAAAGTATCCAACATGAATGACGTTACCAATGTAATTGCAATGATAATGGCGACACATAAACCTGGGGATTGGCTTGCTATTGAATCAATGGGGCCTATATGGGATATGGCCCAAGATCTTGCTTACCAATCTATTGCTGGGGTAAGTAAAGTTGAATTCCTTGAAAAGAAACAGAAGGGTAAGGGTCCTATTCCTCAACCTGATGATTTCTGGAAAATAGCGAAAGGTGCCTATGATGGCGCATTCCTTGACCCTATTCGTCAGTCAGAGGATCTTAATGTAATCCTCACGTCAGTTGCCAAACCTATTAAAGCTGATGGATTCATTAAGGAAAATAAAGATAGAAAGGCATTTAGAGTGGAAGTAGGGATGGATGCCAATTTATCGGGATCTCCTACAATGCCATCATTAGTGGAAACTCTAGCAATATTAGAATTAAATCAAGGGAATGTGTCATGCCGTATACTTAGAGATAATTTATCGGCATTAGAAGCTGGTAGAATTGAATTTGCTGTTACTGGTAAAAGAGATTGGGCATTAGAATTCTGGTCACAATGCCGGGGAGGGGAGATTAAATTATAATCGGAATTAATATGAAATATTGTCGTGCCTGTGGCGGTCGTATAATTTACTGTCGAAAATGTAAGATTTGGCATTGTATCTATTCACGGGCCATTTGTAAATATAAAAAGGTGATAAACACAGGAAAAGAATTATGACTGAACGAACATACACGGAATCGGAACTCCTCTCCCGGATTGCTCTGGAGAGGGCGGCTGTGCTGGGACAGGCAGTTTACGTCATACTTGATGATGAGTGCCCTACTCCACAAGAGGAAAGAATAGCCGAAAGAGTTCTGCGATTCATCCCCTCTACTGACCGTACAGCGCTCGACCAGCACGATGCTGAGCAGCAGAACAAATTGATGGAAGAGATAACAAATCAACGCCTAGAAATAATTGAGTTAAAGCACAAAAATGCGGAGATCGTCGCGGAGTTTGCGCGCGTGGCGGATGAGTTGACACAGCATAGCAACGCTCATATTCATTCCGATTACTCAATAACCAAGCACTGTGCGGCAGTAGAGGGCGTTATTGGCGATAGACTCCGAGCCCTCGTCCAGAAGTGGAGTGGGAAATGAAGCCGCACGGTCCTGTGAATGCACTATTCATGCAGTCTCATTACGGTCCGAGCGGTTACGTGAAACCAATGGGACGGATGTCCCCCATAGTGGAATGCATCAAGTTCTATACCCAGCACAAGCCGGGATGTTCCGGCGCTGAGATTGCCTGTGGTTGTGGATTATCGCAACTAAAAACTAAGGCTCTTGCTGAATATAAAAAACTAGAGCGCGGATGCGGAAAATGAAACGCATGCCGAGGCGGCAACTAATCATTGAAATTGCACGTGCGATGAAAGAAGCGGAATATCCCAACGTCGCGATGCACATGTGCGCTGGCTTCCTTTGGTCGCTGTACCCAGATTGGTACACGGAATGGGAACGACTAAAGGAGACCGACATGCTGCTAATCGAAAGACTTACCGCCCTAAAACTGGCGGCTGCCAAGCGGGATGCCCTGAAATATGATGACACATCTAAATCTGACTTTATGGCCGCCGGAATTGAAAAAGCGGCGCGCTACGTGGCGGACGGTTTTAGCGGACTAAACGCCAAATTCGACCGCGAAACATTCATGGCTATCGCTTGTGGTGAAAAACCTGTGCGGAAAGCGAATCAAGCTTGCGAAAGAAGCGGGGTGGAAAATGAATGATGATTTGTGTAAAAACTGCGGCGGCACAAAAGAACAGCACGACCCCTATGCACAAGCCGTTGGAGCGAAATCAATTTGGTCCTGGTCAAAAGGGATTGATTTGCCGGTCGTTGATTGCCGGAAATTCGAGCCGCGAGAGCGCGGGAAGGCGATAACGACATGAGGCTGACACCTGTACAATGTAAGGGAATGCGTGTCGGAGTAGTCAGCAAGATTTGCACTCCTGAATTTCAGCATATCACTGATCTTCTCGATACCATCGACGCCCTCGAATCCGACCGTGACGCATGGCTCAGGGAGAAGCTGGGGCCGATTGAGGAGTTGATACGCGAGATTCAACCTACTATCTCATTCTATTTGAAACGGGAAATTGAATCGCCGTCGCTTCATCAGGAATTTGCACGCGAGGCACAAGAGAAGCTTGACAAATTCTACAAACTTCTCGCGGCGCTGGAAAGGATAAAGGCGAAATGAGCTACCTGCAAGAACAGAATATTCGTTGCGACTGCCACGATTGTACGATGGCTAGATTACCTCAATTTGAGAGGGCCATACTGCAATCTCAGGGGCGCACCTACACCCAATCCGAAGTAGATAAGCTCGTGGCTGAGGCTCGGCTGAAAGAGCATTTCTCTTGCTGTCCTAGATGTTCACCAGGACAAGCCGAATATGAAGAATTTGGGTGTTCCCGCAGAACAGAATTGAAAAGTGCCCTTCGCGCCGCCAGCGGGGATACGTTTACGAGAACTTATAATTTTCCGACGCTCACATTTGGGAACGGCGATTATTCCTGCGCCAGATGCGGATCGGGGATGAACCGTCCCTGTGTCCATTGGGAAGCATTCCTCGATGATGAGTCACTGGACAACGAAGGACACGGAACGCGGCATAAGCCGGGAGTGGAAAGGGAAGCAAAATGACGCGATATCATTGCGACCGTTGTGGAAAAGAGATGCTTTACATTGCCAATACGGCCAGTTTTCAAGTATTTCACGAGAAGAATAATCTATCGTTTTCGATCACAGTAGCGGTTTCAATTATAAATCACAATAGTGGTCAGACCCACATGTGCGAACCATGCGTGAAACGGTTGATTTGGTCAGCAGTTACAATGGACGGAGAGCCAAAAGAATAGTGGATAAGCCGGGAGCGGAGAGGAAAGAATAATGCTGAGCGCATTTCTATTACTAGGAGTGGAATGCCTAATTATCGGCGTGCTTGGAATCTTGGCTGCCAAATTGGGAAGTAAATGAAGCCGCACTGTTCGGTGCGTCCCGGTCCATTTTAAGGAGCAGGCTGCAAAACCTGCGGCAACCGGGTAGCGCTTCGGTGAAGGATGGATAGTGCCGAAGTAAATTAAGGCGCGCGTTCGGTGCGGAGAGGAGGATTGAAATGTCATTGCGCCGTTGATGGTCGATTCAAGACGGGGATGCTCTATTAAGCCTACTGTCGGCGTAGGTCAAAGCGAAGGACGACGATGCCGGATATGCCGAAACGCCGGAAGACTAACATTCGTCGCCACCGCCTTGCTTGGTCGAGCATCCCAGCGCCTTGGATCGGTGAGGGAGGAAATAGGTGGATCAAATAAATCATCCTTCTCATTACGGAGGTGACACAACTTACGAAGCTATCAAAGTAATTGAGGCATGGGGGCTAGGATTCCACCTTGGCAACGCCGTGAAATATATATGTCGAGCAGGAAAGAAAGACATAGCTCTCGTTGACTTACGAAAGGCCCGCTGGTATCTGGATCGTTTAATCACTTTATTGGAGACCGAAGGGCGCGGAGGCCAATCGGTCTCCATAGGACAGCAATCCGGGGAACGAGCCGGGAGCTAGTCCATGGAAAGGAAAGGCCATGTCTCACTTCGCGCCCATATTGATAGAGTGGAAAATGAAAATATTGTTTTGTGTCATAACAATTATCATGTTATTTACATTTGGGATACCGATGTCGGCGCAATCCGTCCGCGTGCAGCTAACCGATGGCCACAATAAATGGTATGAACAATTACCTGTGAAGCATCGTACCGTAGATAACAAATGGCTTATATCAACAATTGGAATGGGAATATCAACTGTATTTGATGTCCAAGAATCATTGTATATAATGCATAAATATCCTAATGGTTATGAAATTAATCCTATTTATGGTAAACATCCAAATGCAATTAGATACTATTCAATTCAAGCGCCTATGACTGTATTTATAAGCTATTTGTCATGGAAATGGAAACGTGAGGATGAAGCATTGGAATGTTATGGCTATCATGGGCACAAGATAATGAAATGGCATTTATTGAATGACATTGTTACTGGAATACATATTGTTGATATTGGTTTTATGACATCAGAAGGCGGGAGATTATAATTGCCAGTACATACTATTAATAAAGATAAAGTAACAGCAGAATTAAATAAACGTGGATGGAAACGTGGGCAATACGGAGAATGGATTGTACCGGGTAAGGCAGATATTGAAAAGGATTGGATGGATTCTATTATGGCATCAATTAACTGTGAACATGAAAATAGAATTAAAGATAATTTGAAGTTCCTTGAAGAGCATCCAACAGTAAAGAGGATGGGATGACAACAAAAGAGAAATTGATGTCAATGTTGCCAGCTAAAGGTGTGGAAACATATACCATATCTGAGATAATTGAATCATGCGACCTTGATATTGAGGAATTAAATAAAGTTTATTGTGCCGCTTGTTTTGCACAGGAATATAATTTCGCTTTCATGTTGTCATTTGCAGTTGGAAGAATATACGAAAGTAAATTTCCACATGATCCTGATTGATGATCGGATTGGTTCTAAGCATTATGTCAATCTCATTCCCAATTCAATTATTACTCGATTGGAATCAGGTGATATTGCATTTGAAGGGAATGGCGTAACAATTGGGATTGAGATCAAGAAAATTATGGATGCTGTTGGGTGCATGTATACAGGAAGATTGACCGACCATCAAATTCCATTAATGAAGAAACAATATGATGTTTGTTACCTTGTAATTGAGGGAGGATTCCGTCCATGCCCAGAAAGCAAAGTGCTACAATATCTAAAACTATTCCCAAACGAAAGCGAAAAGGGAGTACAGTGCGGCAAATGGATAGACGCGAGCTACGGCAACCAAAGATTGATGTACTCTGCTTTCGAATCGTGGATGACTTCTATTGCCCTCCAAGCTGGGATATTGGTAAAAACTACATTGTCAGCAGAGATGACAGCAATGATGGTTGTAGCCGCTTACAATTGGTGGCAAAAGTCCCAGCATCAATCATTCAGGGTTATGGACGAGACAACGGAAGAGTCGGTACTGTCACGTCCAACGATGTTGAGGAGAATGGTCGCATTATTGCCAAGGGTGGGATGGAGTCGTAGCGCTATACTTGCAAATAGATTTTCTTGCATGGCATCAGTATTACAAGCGCAACCAGAAGGATTTTTAATTGAAAATGAAATCGCTATGCCAACAGCAGTAAAGATATGGGAATCGTTACATGGGAGAAAATATGCAGGTTGATTGGACTGACGATACCATTGTAATGGTTATTGACAAGGCCGACCTGGACATGGTTGACCAGGAAATAGTAGACTATGTGTTTTCCATTTGCTCCCAAGATCCCAAGCAAGGGGAGCATATCGGCAAGTTCCTGGTACTGGGCCTAGCTATACTGTTTAAGGGTGTTTTGCAGTTCACTTTAGACTAAGATGCTATCCCTATCGAGATCGTGGCTGTACGGGGCTGCAAACGTCAGGAACGGCACTTTTAAGAGTCATCCATGAAGGTCTACACTCCCCTCTACACTCCTGAGATGGGCCTGATGGGATTTCGATGCCTTCTCCATACTCATCTCCCTATCAGACCATGCAATTATTACACCGTTAGGGAACAGGACATGAAGAGACATTTATGGATGAAGCATAGAATTAGGATTCAAATGGAGATTGACTTTGACTCGCCCAGTGCCAAGCCTTGACAGGGTTATACGATGGCTTTAAGTGGTAATAAACATCCATTATGGAAAGGTGGAAAATGTAAGCACACAAAAGGATATATTCAATTTAGCGCTGGGGAATTAAGGAATCAACTTGAGCATATCGTAATTGCAAAAGAAGCATGGGGGAATAGAATACCTTGGAATCGTAATTTTGAAGTACATCATATTGATTGGAAAAGGGATCATAATTGCCGTTGCAATTTATTGATATTACACAAGGAAATACATCATGGAATATCTGGATGTAGAAAAAAGAAAAAATAGTGTTCCCAGCCTTGACAGGATCTTATATAAACAGAGAGTACCATTATTTATCCTGTGGAAAGAATACCTCCATCACTTATCGGAAAAGGAATATCGTTTTAAATGTCTACGTTGCGGTCCATGTAAATATCCACCATACATCTGTATATATTGTGGAGAGCAATATTGTGGGGGATGTATGAGGAAACATGAGCAAGGGCATTGGAGAGAGGAAAAGAAACGGAAGGAAATTGAACGGCAAGGGGAAATTCCATTCTAGGAGGATTAAATGAAAAATCAAAGTGAGATTGAGGCAATGGAGGATCTTGGGGTTGTTCCTGATGCCCATGATGTTTTAAAGGGAAATAATTTGAGAGTGTTTTGTAGTAAGGCTCAGGAACGCATTGACATTGTAAATACAATTAAAGAGCTAGAGGAACAGAAAAAACAATTGGATGACGATATTATGGAATTGATGGTCAATCATAATACCTCTAAAGTGCTGTACCAGGGCAGGCCAGTTTCAATAGTTACCGGATCACGATCATCGTTGTCTAAAGAAAAGTTATTGGAAGCAGGAGTGCCAGCAAAGACAATAGTGGAATGCACTAGCTATAGTAATTATGATTATCTATTAATTGGGAAGGAAAAGAAATGAATTCAATCCCATATAAAGATAGATGGTGGGCAGTATTTGTATTTGTGTTTCTTTTACCAATCTGGATATTAGTAGCAGCGGGCGAGGTATATAGGAAATTTTTAGAAGAATTATGGGAATTTAATTCTAAGAAATAACATCATTATTAGCCTTAATCCACTGTGCAATTGTATCTAATGGATTAACATTCAATTTCTCAGTGACTATCTTACACCATGGACCTGCATTATCATTACCAGTATATCGCTGTGATAATTCATTGAATGTCATGTCAAGTGAATAGTAAAATGATTTACCTGATAAAATAGCAATACATTCCCTACGTGCCGCTGCCCATCCATCGGTATGATCGTCAAGGGAACTATTGGGATCAGCATTGGCATAGATGGTCTTACCGTTGTCTACTCCCCATCCACGATCACCAAGTTCCAGGTCGCAAGGATTATGGCATCTAAACGGAAGGCTCCCACTTACGTAGAAGCCCTCCGCAATAGCAATTGCATTGGATAATTGATAAGCTAATGTTGTAATAATGTCCATACGATCACCTTAAGGGATAATTGAATGGCCATACTTTTTCATTTCATTCTTCTTGACCACATCAATAGCCGGGAATGCTGATGGTTCTCCTAACACCTTCCTCATATGGGCATTCCAATATCCAGCGCTATGTGGAGGTTTAGCTCCAGTTTTGGCTAAAGATCCATTTGCCATTGCCGCTGCTACTGTGGTTGTGGATGCTGCTGTTTGAGGTATGGAATTGGCTATCTCTGCTACCATAGCTTCCAAGGCAGAGGTAACCGCTGTTACTTGGGCTTGCTCTGCTGGATTTTTAATTTGTGCAGCATTTACCAGGGCAGTAGTGTTCTGTTGGAGTACAGCCACATCAGCGTCAATCTGGCCAACAGTGGTGGTAGCAGCATTATTTTGGAGATCGCTTAGGAGTTTAGTTAAAGCAGCATCGGCAGCCTGTTCAATTCCCACAGCGGTATCAACAGCCCCAGCAATTGCGGGATCAGCCACGGCAATTACAGCACCAAGAGTAGTTGCAACTGTATTGACTACCCCAAGAACATCAATCACATCTTTTTCCCATGAACATCCCACCATTGCCAAGCAAACACAAAGTGACAATATCAGCCATTTCTTCATTTTTCCTCCTGTGTTGTTTGTGACCATTTCAATATTTGTGGTACATAAACTATTCCTTCTCTAATTACAATTGCAGGCACAACAACAAACTTGGCAATATTCCATAATCCTAGCGCTGTATTCCAATTGTATTGTGATGGATTATGATATACCGGGCCAAGCGATAGTAAAGCAGCATTGACAGCATTTTTAGCTATATTAATTAATACTGTTTTTACTGTGGGATTCATTTCAATCTCCATTTTTAATTCTATTAACCCACCAAGTGAACATAGGTTCCATCATGGAAGCAATCTTTGTTTCAATTGTTGTTAATCGTTTCTGATTTTCAAGATGCATTTGTAGATCTTGTTGCATTGTTTCCTCGTGCATACGCTGTGCCTCATGTCTAGTATCTAACCAGAAAATAATAAATGGAACAAGAACTACTCCCATGACTTCTATATGTGTCCAACTGAATAGTGGATCGGATTGTTGCATAATTATACTCCAATTAGGAAGTCTGTGTAATTGTGAAGCTAGTGACTTGACCAGCAACAACAGGAACCTGTACAGATCCTTGAGCCACATTCCCATTAGGTAAAGTTGCCGATACAGTAAGAGTGATTGTTCCTGTCTCTAATCCAGTCAATTGCGTCGTGAGTCCAGTAGGATCAGGATTGGGATTCGCTACAGTTGCAATTAAAACATTACTGGATGTCCATTGCGGTACTACTCCTGCTGGTAAAATAGCTCCCACTGGATTAGGAATGGCAAGGAAATTCCCTGGCGTCCCTACTGTAATTCCAATCGGTGTAACTGGCATTAGAATCCCCCTTATTTGATAAATGTTAAATGACTTTACTTTCCTTTTCCTTCTAAATATAAATCTCACATTAAACCTCATAATCAGCAGGGGTCGAATGGGACGTTAACTCCACTTCACATAGCCTGTTGTGACGCAAATGCTTCTGTAGCATCCTGTACCGAGAACGTCACTATCGTCCCTACCGGCACTGTCACTTGTTCTGCAAATGATCCGCTGGCAGGAGCAATATCACCTTGATTGACAAAATTAGTGCCATTGCTAAAAGAAAAGTGTTGACCGACATTATTGCTATTTGTCCATTGAGCAGTAACAGTTTCATTATTACCATTAATATTTATGGCTACTGATGTAATTGACAGGGTAGGTGGATTAGGATTACTAGGGGTAGTAAAGGTAACTTCATTTGAAAAGGCAGACTGTTGTGCCCCTCCAGTTGTATCCGCTGTCATTACACAAAATTGCGTTGTTCCTGCTGTAACTGATGTATCGACATAGGAAGTACCAGTAATTAAAGTTGATCCATTAACAGGATTGACAGCAGTTTCCCCACCACTAGTAGGGGCACAATAAAGGTTATATCCCGCCACAGTAATCCCAGTTGGTTGAGATGCGGGTGTCCATGTGAAAGTGGTTGAATGTGCCGTTCCTGTTGCCGACACAGCACCAGGATTGGGAGAGGCGTGGACCTGGATAGCAATAAACAATCCAAACAAAAGTATTAGTTTCTTCATGTTTAATCTCCTTATGACTTTAAACACCTATCAATCAATTCACGTCTATTCTTAGCACTGTAAGCCAATAATAATGCACTGACATGGAACTTAATAGTTCTTTCACTAACATTTAAACTTGACGCTATTTCCTTATTGGTCCACGACACATTATCAATCATAATCTTTAATATTTGCCATTGACGTGGAGTGAGACGAACCTTACCTCTTCTACGATTAATCTCATTTGATATTCTTTCAGCAAGATGTTCCTCTTGTGCAATTTTCTCAGTAATCCTATCTTTCAATAAATTAATTTCATTGTGTACTCGTTCCCATTGATCCCAAAGACTGCTTGATTTGCGTTTACTCATTATTGTCTGTAATTACAATTATAATTATTATTGCCCTGCAATCATCAATACCCCTACTTTTGGTGGTGCTGGGGTTACTGCTGCCGATGGATAGCTAATAGTTTGCAATTGATTACCAAGTGCTATCCTGGCCGCTTGTAATCCACTTCCAGTAGTTTCAAATGTATATGAATTGGTGATCCAGCTAGTAATTTGTGTTTGCACTAATGAACCGTATCCTAATTGTGTCAATTGATTTAAATACTCATAATCTTGTACGCCATCACGGATCAACTTTAATCGTAAACTAGGGAGGATAATAGGTACAGTTACTCCTGCTCCCATATAATTAGGATAGCCAGAGACAATCCCACCGGGATAAACAAGAGTTCC